TAGCTGTGTAATCCGAACCTTCATTGACTGTCCACGCTACATCCATAGCAGATGTTATTGCTAACTTCCTACCGTTGATATGGTAGTGGCCGTCGATAAAACTTAGATTCTCTTGTTTGTAAAATAAGAAAGAGTCTCTATCTACTTTCTCAGATGATGGAGCATTTGGATCATTGTAATACTGAGCATAGAACTGATCATTCTCACCTAAAGCAAAGTATTGTGCTTGTACACTAGCCAGTACCTCAGCATTAAAGCCATAAGGTTTATTGTCATAAGCAGAGATCATTCTAGGCCATAAGTAATCACCTGTCATGTCTCTAGCAGACTCAGCTATGTATTCTTTAATATCCCAGAGATTCCTCTCTCCATCAAAGTCACCCTTGCCTTCACCATAGAAGTTAGGATTCCAAATCTTAACCTTACCTTCCTTGAACTGATCATATACATCAGAAGGATGGTATCTAGTACCCACACACTTAGTATAAGCTCCGGGGTTCTTGATAGAAGCAAACTGCGATACTGCTGCTTGTACTTCTGAACGACCTGTCTCTGTGTAAGCATTGTTTGGTACAACTACATCATCAAATACTAAGTGAGAGCAATGTAATCCAGTAGCATTAGCTTTAACTGTCTTAACCAGTAAGGTCATATCACGAATACCCATCTCTTTACGTTTAGGATGATCTACGTTAAAACCCCAAGCTGTCCACTTCTCTCTACGACCTTCATCTTTATTAAACATCTCAGGCCATACTGCTACATATCTTTCACAGGTGATCATATCCTTAATGGCATACACCTGTACCTTTGCTAGATCCTCACCAGCAGAGAGATAAACAATACTAGTAGTTGGGTCTCTAGTAATCTGCCACACACACCATACGGCAATGCAGTGGGACTTAAGGTGGGCTCGTGGCATAAGTAAGAGCTGATGGTCACTGCATTGGGGGTCTGATAACCAGCGGAATACTTCTTCATGTACTTCTCCATAACAATAGTGTGGATTAATATACTTGGCAAATGCCCATAAGTCTGTCTCTAGGAGCTCTCTAAGTCTTTCTCTAGAGCTCTTTCCATTCTGCCTCGCCATACAGCATTCTCCACTCTCGATTCGTTTAATAGGTGTAGGGCTTCTTTGAGGTCATCTTTAACTTCTGCGAAAGCATCTTTCTGTACGCAGTTGTCGATCTCCTCTTCCAGTTTACCCATTCTAGTCATCATCCAACCCATCATTAAGAATACAGCACCTACTGCTAATTCAATTATTAGTAATTCCATTACTTCTTCTCCCAAGCTTCCAGAAAGGAATCTGCTACTTCTACTTCCTTAGGGACTGCTTTCACTAGCTTCCCTTTTGTCTTCTTAGGTTTATCACCTTTAGCTTCAGCTAGTAGAGCTTTAGCAGCAGTAACGTTACCTTCTTTAGTTTGTTCCATAATAATCTTCTTAGCATCAGAAGCATCTCGATCTTTCATATCTAAACGCCACTGATTCAATCCTTCAAACTGATACTCTAGTCTACCTTCCACGAACCACTTAAGCTTACACAGCTTCCTCCAGTGAGCCATACTACCTACAAGCTGTAGTGCAGCATCTCTCTCATCTACAGCGTTCATATACACGTTATAGGCTGAAGGATACCCCTTGTGATCGTAATCACGAAGGGAGTATATCGGTTCATATTTCCTAGCTACATGGGGCTGAATAGTCTCTACAAAGAGAGACTCAGTTCTGTGAGCCCCTCTTTTATCTTTTAAACTTTTCATTACCAAAGCCTCTCTACACTAAGAAAATCATGAGCACCCGCTGCAGTTAAGACAGCGCTTACAGATTCAAAATCAATATCAAACTCTCCTCCTTTAGTAACAGTAACATAGGTAGTTTGCTCATATTGGGTCTCACCTGTACGTATAAACTTGAATACAGAAGACCATCCTCCCCCATCAGGGACTTCTGCAGTGCCTGAGCCTGTAGGAGCAACACCTAATTTCATTGTCCCACTAGTACCTACACTACTAAGATCTAACCTTGCTCTAATTAGGTAAGATCCTTCACCTAACTCCAGAGTAGTAGTCTTTATGACATCAGTAGCATTGAAAGTACCTGTTGCAATCGAATCTGAATAAACTATTCCAGATAGCCCTTGGATACTTTGTGTACAAACAGCATACTCGTTGGAAACTGGTAGAGCTAGATCCGAAAGATTAGCTATATTACTTATTACGTTCTTACTTCCAGCACCTTTAAATTGGACATAGCTGTCGTAGCCGTACACTTTAATGGCACCTACTGAGACACCTTGATTATTATTAGTACCTAAAACGGCGACTCTCGTACCAGCTACCCCATCCCATCTAAAAAGAGTTCCGTCTGAGATATGTATATCAGACTGGAAATTACTCAAGCTGATTGTTGTACCTGCTTTCTGATTCCTGAAAGATCCACTAATTATCGCGTCATAACTATGAGGACTAGTATCTGTTCCATCCCCAAACTGGATACCTCTGCCTGAAAAGTGACAGTTACTGTCGAAATAGATTCCCCTAGCAAAACCTCCTGTCTTAGCTTTCACATCTATCTGATGACCATCGGCGGCGTATGTTCCACTTGATGTAGCGAACTCTACAGAGTTGAAGTTAAGTTCAAAACCTTCTAGTAGATTTGCATTCTTAGAGAAATCAAAGAACATCCCGCCTGACATTACAAGTCCTTCGGGATAACCATCTCCATCATCATCACATGTAATACCGACAGTACCCGCAATAACACCTGTCCTAACGAAATTAGCAAACTCTATTGTACATTCTGCAGATTTGTTTACATACTCTACAGCACTTCTAGCACTCCAACGACCTCTAAGAGTACATCTCCTAGCATTAGACATTCTAAAGGCTGTGACAAATTGAGAACCTACTCCATCTATTATGCAATTAGTCCAAGCATTACCAAAACCAACTCCTCCTTCCATCTCAAGGAAATCTGATGTATGTTCTCCTAGAAACAGTCCTCCCGGTTTTATCTCAAACCTATCACAAACTCCGTCCTTAGAGAACATATACCCTGCAGTATCTTTACGAAGACCTCCACCATGAGGGTAGATAGTTTGTCCACTTTTTGGAGTTAAGGTTCCAGTTATATAAGCTCTCTTACCTTCTAAACTGTAGGAAACAGCATCATTATGAAGTTCTGTTAATGCATTAAAGTCGTCAGTAATATTATCTAATACTGCTCCATAAGCACCTGCTGGGATAACTCCCCCTGTCTTACGTGCAGTAGCTGTTAAACTTCCTCCGAGATCTATCTTATTAAGACCATTAGGTGTGTCCGAGGTTACATCATATATCCAACCTCCATGAACAGTCCCATGAGAAGATACAGTAGTCACTACTTGACCTAATGCAAAATTGTGACTACCTCCTCCAAGAGGAGTTCCATTAGCTAAATCTGCTCTATCACTGAACAGAACATTTGAAGCATATAACCTATACTCTAGATCTTGTAGAGCTTCTTTAGTGACTGCGGTATCTCTGATAATATCTTTATCAAATGTACCTAGATCTGTATCCCCTAAACCTATACCAAGAGCTACGTAAGCATTAGCTATACCTGATGCTCCCTCCATTTCAAATAACTCTAAGTCCATTAGACGTAGAGCTTCAGTAGGAGTACTTGGAGCTGGTAGATTCAGAACAGAGTAACCATTCATATCTAAGACCTGCTGCATAGCATTATCACTAGATACAGATCTGTTCAGCATCTTATCCATTGCTGTCTTGATTTCAGTGAAATTCAAGTTAATACTGACTTCCATCTCATAGCCAGATGTCACATTAGTTGGAGTGTAATCACTTGCCATATTAAAAACCCTTTAGTTTGAAAGGGCTTGGTATGATTAGGGCAAAGCAGAAGATTCCTGCGCCCATAGCCCAGAGTGCCCAATCAGGCATCTCGTTGTTATTGTTTACTATCTCAACCATATCTGTCTGCTCTACATCAACTGCAGTATCAGCAGAGTTAGCTGAAGATATAATACCTTGTGAATTATTCGTCTTAGTCCCTGTACATGACAGGAAACATAAGAGGAATAAAGCTAGAAGGCTCCTGCGGCCACGACGCCAGTAACGTCTGTCGGGTGTTTTCATTCCTACCTCCTAGCTTTAAACTTTAAGCTGAAATCATTTATTCTTTATCCCTTTTCTTGAGGACTTTCTTCCACCAGCAGCTTTTCCTGCTTTGCTTCCGATTTTGCCTCCATGAGATCTATTACTCTTTCGAGACTGTTTCTTAAGATTGCTTGAACTAGAGCTTCCTCCTGACTTAGCAGACCTCTTGTGTCCAGCATCTGAACCATCTCCTGTCTTACGGATTCCAGACTTCTTTGCGTTTCTCTGGGCTTGTGCTCTTTTGCGTTCACCTTGTTTACCTTCTCGTTTAAGCATAGTCTTACGCTCTTGACTATGATTCCTAGTTTTCTTTTTGTTTGCCTTAGTCTTAGCTGAAGGCTTTTTCTTGCTAGGCATAAAGCCTCCTTAATTTGTTCATGTAGCATTAGACAACAGAAATCAGAGAAAGTTCAATATTTATTTAAAGAATATTCAATTCTTCTGTTGCATCATTAATATTTGCAGCAGTAGTTGGTATTGTAGCTTGTATCGCTGCTAGTAACTTACCATTTATATCACTAGGCTCTGTTACCCCTACTGCTGCTAGATACTCTACAGTCATATCATTGAGATTACCTCCATGACCTAAAGCATTCTCTAGGAAGGCTCTGGTTCTATCATTAGCATTAGCTTGGGTAAAACCCTGCTTTCCTAAGTATTCGTATAGATCTGTAAACATTGTCTATTCCTCTGTTAAAATTT